ATTCAGCGCAAACTATTCCCGCATTTTGGCAAGGGGGGTTCCTGATCCGGTTCCAGGCTCATCACCGCTATCTCACCGCTACGTCACCGTGCGTAAGCCCAGTGTTTGCGGGGGCTTCAGGTATTCTCGGAGACTTGGAGAGATAGTTTTGAAAAAATATATTTAGAGCCTAAAGCTGATGGGGGTAAAATGGCTGCAGCCCTTTGCTGCGCTGAGGAAGCTGCCTTTTAGGTCACAACCACTCGAAAATTTTTTTCGCGAATCTTGCTCTCCATCTCTCCAAGATCACCACTCACATAAGTGGTCGTAGTATTGCGTCATGGATCTCAAGCGAAAAGGGCGGAAAAAGCCGTGGATGTCCAGTAAAAGAGGGCGATCTGATCGCAACGCTAGCGATGGGTCTATTAAGAAGTCATTCGATGGTAGCGGTGCTCAGTCCAACCCACTTTACAGGACGGCCCAGTGGTTGGCCACAAGGGATGCGGTTTTGTTCCGTGATCCGCTATGTGTATGGTGCCTGTGTTGTGGTATTGCCACAGAAGCCACTGATGCCGACCACGTGATCCCATCTAGCTCATTGATGTCCAATTCCGACTTCTTTGATCAGGAGAACATCGTTGGCAGTTGCCGATCATGCAACAGCCGACGTGCTAGCTACAGCGCCAAGGGCGTTTACTATGAAACAAAAAAGGAGTGGGAAGACTTCCTGCGCCGAAAGCACTTTAGAAAAATCTCTCGCACATGAGCATGCGAACTTTGCTGGCCGAAGTCAGAACAGCACTGACTAGCTACAGCGACCTCACAAACCTTATTCCAGCCAGCAAGATCACGTTGGCCCGCCGTCCCCAGCGCGACGAAATGCCAGGCATCACATATGCTATTGGCACTGTCGATTATGACGAAACAGTGCAGAGTTTTGCCGCAGCTACAACCTACAGGGTTGATGTTACTATTTACGGTAGGTCCGCTGATCAGGTTACGGAGATCCACGATCAAGTAAAGCTTGCTCTGCTAGCCGTTAACAGCAGCGTATTTAGAGTCCGTGTATCGGACGAACGCTACATGGTAGACGTGGACAACAACCATATGGCTGAAGTTCAGTCCACGTGGCAGATGAATGCGGGCATCACAAACAACCAAGCTACACTGATCAGCCCCGCCTTCCAGGGTTACGATCGGATGGACATCAACTACGATTTCAAGATTGGCAAAGACCTGACTACAACCGTCTCGTTGACGGAGCAGGTCTACTATCTAGACTTCACTAGTGCATCTGGCCAGGCGACCCACTATGTACAGCTGCCATCGGCTGAAGACAATCTCGGCAAGATCTACACCTTTATCTTAGGCACTAACGTAGACAACAACACTCTTGTGCGCTTGCTCCCAGCTACTGGCGAGAGCGTAGAGACGGCTCAGGGCTACGATTTGAACAGAGCTCACAGCACAGTGAATATCGTGGCTGTACAAACATCGGGTGGCGCATCACCAGACTATGGCTGGCGCATCTGGGCATATCATGGATTGCATGACTAATGGATAAGGAATCAGTACTTGAAAAGATGAGGCGCGAGGCTGCCATGGCGCAGCAGTCTAGCGAGGGTAAGCAGGTCAAAAAAGCCTTGAACAAAATTGGCAAGGGTGAATTAGAGCCTATTTTTCAACTCGATGACGATGGCCACAGGCTTTTCAGCATCGTAGTGGACTACTTGGAAGATCGAGGTTTGATCGAATCCGTCGACGTGATCACAATCACTATGTTGGCCAAGAGCCTGGCTTTGTATATCGCCGTGGCCCGCCACGTCCATGGCTTTGGAGACGTAATTCAAGTTTACCCTAACGGCACAAGCAATGTCAGCGGTGCTTTCACTGCTCTATCCAAGGCCCAGGACCAGGTACTAAAACTCAGCGCCAAGCTTGGTCTAAGCCCAATGGACCGCAGCCGTATTCTTGGAGCTGCCTCAAATGCTATGGCCGCTAAGGGGAAATCTCAGGACGGCGACGAAATTGATTCGCTGTTGTAAATGAGTGCGGTTGATGTTTCTTGCTTGAATCGAATGTGGGATTACGTCGATGACGTTATCTCAGATAAGATTGTCACGGGTAAATACATCAAAAAAGCTTGCGAAAGGTTCGTTTCTGATCTAGAGCGTGATGACTGGGAGTGGAAGTTTGACATGCAAGTGGCGGCTAAGTACGTCACATTCATAGAGAAAATCTGCAAGCATACGCGCGGTGAATACGGGGGCAAGGCATTTATCCTGGCTCCGTGGCAGGTATTTTTTGTGGGCCAGATCTTCGGTTGGGTTGCTGTAGGAGATTTGAAAAGACGTCGGTTTACTACAGCACACCTGTTTGTCGCTCGTAAAAACGGTAAATCCCAGCTAGCTGCAGCTATTGCCCTCGCTATGGCTGTCCTTGATGATGACGGGGCCCCGCAACTTGTTACTGCTGCGACTAAGCGCGACCAAGCTCGCGAAGTGTTTGATGAGATATGCCGTTGCGTAAAGTCCAGCGCTCCTCTTACCAAGCGTTTTAGCGTTCAAAGAGCTGAGATTCGCGCTCCTAAGAGTGGAGTTATCAAGCCACTGAGTTCTGACGCAAACACCCTTGACGGTCTCAATCTGAATTTAGCTGTGGTGGACGAGTTTCACGCCATGAAGAATGCTGACCTCTATCGAGTCCTGGCTTCCTCAATGGGCTCTCGCAAGTCCCCTCTCATGCTTGCTATCACAACGGCTGGTTTTGTGGCCGATGGTCCATGCGCGATGTTTATGTCTGCGGGAAAGACCGTCTTGGACGGCAAGAAGTCTAACGACAGGCTGCTTATCCTTCCATACGAAATTGATGAGGGTGATTCTTGGGACGATGATAGCGTTTGGGTCAAGTCAAACCCAAACCTTGATGTATCGATCTCTAGGGAGTATTTGGAAAGTCAATGCAAAAACGCAAAGCTGTACGGCAGCCGTTCGGTAACCGAGTTTATGGTAAAGCACTTGAATGTATTCGTTGGTTCAAGCGCAATCTGGATCCCCGACGACGACTGGATGTCGGAAGGAAACCTCCGCGATCCTCACGTTACTCACGTCATAGACGAGAAAACGAACAAACCCGTCGCATATCTCGGTCTCGATTTGGCCGCCACTGATGACATCACTGCTGTTAGCGTCTGTACTGGCAGCGAAGAGAATGGATGGGGTATCGTCAATCACTACTTTCTGCCTGAGCGAGCTATTGAGCGTAGGCTTGATAAGGACGAGAACACTATGTACCTCAAGTTTCGCGACTTAGAAAACGTTCACATCACCCCAGGTAACGTCACTGACTACAACGTGATACGCAGGTTGATTAGCGGGCATTACATACTCGACGGCAAGGTTGAGTATGATGCAGACAATTTGATGGAGAAGTACTTGATTAAGGGCGTGGCGTATGACAGGTGGAATTCACTTAACCTTATTCGCGATCTTGAGGGTGACGGAGTGCCTTGTGATCCATTCGGCCAGGGCTATGCATCAATGTCATTCCCCTCAAAGGAGTTTGAAAAGTCAGCCTTGAATGGCAAGTTGTGCCATGGAGGGGACGAGGTTATCAGATGGATGATGGGCAACGTGAATCTACGATACGATCCAAGCGGGAACATAAAACCAGACAAAGCAAACAGTGGCGATAAGATCGATGGCGTCGTTGCGGCGGTTATGGCTATAGGCGAGGCCCTGACTTTTGAGGAGGATACCACAAGTGACTTTGAATTCTTTATGGCTGTTGTTGGGGGAGGTAGTGTGTAATTTTATATTACTCACAAAAGCCGACATAATTTCGCAACAAATCCCGCCATATGGCCGATAACCGAGGGACCCCAAGCATTTTCAAACGTATTTACGACAGTTTCACTGAGAGCCGCTATACTGCGGAGCATTCGGCGCTGTCTTTCATGGGCCCTTCCAGTCTGCTTAACAATACGCTTGTCGGAGTAAGCTCTGGTGCTGAGTCGCTTCAACTCAGCGCGGTCTATTCATGTGTCAGCCGTATTGCTGACACCATCGCCATGATGCCTGCATCTGTGATTAGGGTTGGCCGCGACGGCTCTCGCCGTAAGATGGATAACAACCCCATCCACCAGCTCATCTCTCGCGAGCCCAATGACTTTATTGGGGCCTATGAGTTTTGGCAACGCCTGGTCAGCGACGCCCTCCTCTACGGCACGGGGCATGCTTATATCGATCGGACTGGATCTAAGGTACAGATGTACCACATCCCAGCCAGCCGTATCTCCTCTACGACCAATCCTCTCACTGGAGAGAAGTTTTACAGTTACGATGGGGCGCCAAGCAAGATTCCCCAGCGTGATGTTTTGGAGATTCAAGCCTTTCGAGGTTTGAATCCTACGCATATTCAGATCCAGAACCTAAGTACAGCTAAGGCTGTCCAGGACTTTGGGTCTACGTTTTTCAAAAATGGCGGTATGCTCGGTGGTATCCTGTCTACCAAAGAGCACATGACTGCCGAGCAGATGAAGCAAGCGCAGTCCACATGGGAGCGTGAGTACACCGGTAGCCGTAACGCCCACAAGGTAGCTATCCTGGGTGGCGGTTTTCAATACCAGCCTTTGAGTGTACCTCTCGAGCAGTTGCAGTTCCTCGAAATGAAGAAGTACAGCACTGAAGAGATCGCTCGTATCTACCAAGTTCCTCCAGCCATGATCGGAATGGAGGGGAATACGGCGTACAGCAACTATGAACAGCAGGTCCTCCAATTCCACCAAGGATGTATCCTCCCATGGGTGCGACGCATCGAGCTCGAAGTCGAACGCAAGCTCTTGCGCGGCGACAAAGCCCTGCAATGCACCTTCGACGTCGACACTTTGTTGCGGGCGGATAGCGAGAACCGGGCTAAGTTCTATCACTCCCTCCTGCAGGACGGCGTCGTGTCCATCAATGAGGTTCGCAGCCGCGAAGGATTTGGTCCGGTTGATGGCGGCGATGAACACCACATCCTTATGAACTCTATTCCGCTGAGTCGCATGAACGACTACGCCGACTCGGTGACTAACAAAACTAGCACTGAATAATGGCACACTTTTACCACTACAAGATCGTAATGTGTCGCGAGCGTAGCGACGCTAAGGCCGTGGGGTCTTTGACTTACTCGGAACCCTCGCGTACTGAATATGAGTTTACGCATACAAATGAAGAAGCAAACGCTGCTCTTGGATTCGCTGACTTTGTTGTAGCCGTCAGAGCAGACATTGTTAATGCGCCTCAACACGTAAACCTCATTGACGTGGAGACAGGAGCGGCGGCTGGTGGCGCATGGGCTGCAGCTATTGCTGCATCATTTGGCGCATCGTTTGACGACAGCACCGTAGCTACAGAGGGAGCATGGTCGGTCCGTATCGGAAAGGATGTGTACCGCCACGAGGTGGGGTATAGCGCTAACGATGCTGCCGGCGCCTTGACCAACCTCACCGCCAAGAACCTCTCCTAATGGCTGACTCCTACGGAGGATATCCCGATTCAGCTAAGGCTGCCGCTCGCAAGGCCCTGCGTCATCGCGACGAGAAGGGCAGCAAGTGTGGGACCGCCGTTGGGTGGGAGCGTGCCAACCAGATCGCTTCTGGAGAGAAGCTTTCTATGGCTACGATCAAACGAACATTCTCATTCCTTAGCCGCGCTGCCGAGTACAACCAAGGCAAGTTCTACGACGAGGACGGCAAGGAGATCTGCGGCAGCGTGATGTACGCTGCTTGGGGTGGTAGCTCTATGAAGAGCTGGTGCTCCGGGATCATCAACAAAAACGACAAATAACCCTAGACAACATGGCTAACAATGTAGAGAAGCGATTCCTGCCTGGCAGCTTTGAGGTTCGCACTGACGAGGGTAAGCCCACCGTAGTGGAGGGTTACGCCGCCGTCTTCGATGACGAGACTGTCATTGGCGGATCTTTTGCTGAACGCATCGATCGCGGCGCCTTCGATGGCGCGGACATGTCCAACACCGTGGCGTTGTTCAATCACGACATCAACAAGCCCCTTGCCCGTGCTGGTCACGGACTGGAGCTCACCGTTGACGAGCGTGGATTGAAGTACCGCTTCGAGGTAGGCAACCAAAGCTACGCCCAAGATCTGGTAGAGAACATCCGAATGGGTAACGTCTCGACCAGCAGCTTCGGCTTTACTATCAAAGATGACGAGTGGGAGATGCGTGACGGTGGTATGAACCTCCGCACCATCAAAGAGGTGGATCTGCTCTTCGACGTGTCACCCACTACGCAGGGTGCGTACCCCACTACCGAGGTGGGCTTGCGCTCTATGGAGCTGGCTATGGCCAACGCCGAAGTCACCGAGATCGAAGAGGAAGAGGTGCGATCTGAAGAGGTGGTAGAAGAAGAGGTAGTAGCAGAAGTTGAGGCGGCAGACGAAGAAGACTGCGGCTGTGAGGATAACGAGGTTAAGCCCGTTCCGCGCAGCGAAGAAGTAACGCTCGAAACGGCGGACGCCCCCGTCGCCGAAGAGAGTGATGAAATTATTGAACGGGGCGCAGAATCTGAAATCTCTATGAACGAAGAGAAAAACGCACCCGCAGTGGTGCAAGGATTGGGCGACAAAGTCCAAAACGTCCGCGCCCGTTTTGATTTGGGCAAAG